CCTGCCTGCGGAGCTGCACCCATCAGTGCTCGGTGCCGTTTTCCGGGGTAAAAAATTCACAGCAATCGGCTACACAGAAGCCGCTCACAAAGCCGCTCACGCTCGCGTGGTGCGGGTCTATAAACTAACGGAGGAAACATGTCAGGCAAACTAACACCGGATTACATGATGAGCGCCAGCCGCCTGCCAGCGCTGCTCGGGCTGTCTCGCTACCAGACACCCAACGACGAACTGCAGTACAGCATTAACGCAAGCAAAGGCCTGCCACGCGAAGACAAACAGAACGAAGCGATGTCCTGGGGCGACCGCATCGAGCGCCTGATCCTGCTGGAAACAGCCAAGCGCCTTGAGCTGCTCGAGCTCTCAACCGAGTTTGATTCGGCCTTCTTTCACAAGACGTTGCCGCTGGCCTGCAGCCTGGACGGCTGGGCGCATGGCCGTGGCCAGAAGATCCGCACCGACATGGACGCAGGCATTATCGTGGTCGGCCAAGATGAGATCATGCTGGACGGGTATGGCGTGCTTGAGGCCAAGCTAACCGCAGTGTCGCCAGAGGAAATGCCAGCGCTTTACCGTGGGCCTGTGCAGTTGCAGGCACAGATGGACATTATGCAGGCCAAGTGGGGCGCAGTCTGCGTGCTGTACCAGGGAACGATCTTGCGCATCTTCTTGTTCGAGCCGCACAGGCAGACACTAGAAACGATCAAGACTGCGGTGCTTGAGTTTCAGAACAAGATTGAGAAGTACAAAGCCACCGGCGAGATTGACTATTACCCACCAGCCAACAGCAAAGATGCCGACCGTATGTACCCGGCAGCTGATGAGGCTGCGGTGGTCAACCTGCCTGGTCGCGCTGAACAGCTGGCCGACCAGATCCTAGCCGCCAATGCCGCCATCAAAGAGGCAGAAGGCAAGCGCAGCGAGGCAGAGACAGAGCTCAAAGCTATGCTGGGTCAGGCATCCAAAGGCACTGTCGGACGCTTCGAGATTCGCTGGCCGATGCGTAGCTACAAGGCGACACCAGAGAAGGTGGTGCCTGCGAAGGACGCATACAGCATCAGACAATCAACCCTATCAATCAAAGAGGCACTATGACCAAGATCGAAGAGGCGCACGCCAGAGCTGTTGTCGCGCTGCTGAATACATTGCCTGAATGTACCGAGGATCAAGCCGAAGAGATCGTCGAGTCATTCACCGCGCTTGTGCTGTACACCATTGAAGCATTCTTACCAGGAGACATTGATGACCAACCTCGTTACAACTAGACAGGGCTTCGCGCCTGCAACCTTTACCGAAGCCCGGCAGTTTGCCGAAGAGCTGGCATCGTCCAGCCTAGTACCAAAAGCCTACACTGGCAAGCCGCTGGATATACTGGTGGCCATGCAGTGGGGCGCAGAGATCGGCTTGGCACCCATGCAGGCACTGCAAAACATCGCAGTAATCAATGGCAAGCCCAGCGTGTACGGTGACGCAGCAATAGCGTTGGTGCAGTCCAGCCCACATTGCGAAGACATCGAAGAGTATTTTGAGAACGAAGGCACGCCAAACCCAGTAGCTGTCTGCGTTGCAAAGCGCAAAGGTCGCAAGCCAGTGGTTGCCAAGTTCAGCGTCGAAGATGCTAAAAAAGCTGGCTTGTGGAGCAAGCAGGGGCCGTGGACGGCGTACCCAAAGCGGATGCTGCAGATGCGAGCTCGAGGGTTTGCGCTGCGTGATGCCTTTCCTGACGCGCTGAAGGGCTTGATCACAGTCGAAGAGGCGCAAGACTTCCCGCCAGAGGCCAAGCCACAGCCAGCCAAGAATATCACGCCGCTGCCATCTAACCCGCTGGATCGGATCGCACCACCACCACCGCCGGTAGATGAGTATGTGCCGGATCTGGAGGAAGCCGTTGTTGTAGTGCCAGCGCCAGCAGGTGAGTTCCAGCTGATGGTGCCAGGCAAGGACGGTGGCGAGCCGGTGGTCAAGTCTACCCACGCAACGCAGCTGGATTGGTCTGCAGCCTACGAAGAGCTGGCCGACAAGACCATGTCAGCAGGCAAGGCAAGCGAGCGTGACCGGATGACAGCGCTAAAAAATTTCAAGGAAGCGAACCAGGCGATGTTCAAACAGATGGAGCCTGGTGCCATGCTGCAGCACTCGCAGGCCTACCAGAAGCGGCTGCGAATGCTGGGCGCTGAAATGAACAAGGAAAAAAATCCCGACTGATAGCCGGGAAAACCCGCTGGTACTTTGGTTAGCGCAGGAGGGGCGCAGTATCAGCGGGGGGTGTTCCTCACTGCTTCGTATTGACGGATGCAGGTGTCGAGGGCTGATTGGAGCTTTGCTGCGTCGGCGGCGTACCTTGCAAGAAACTCTCCATTTGCCCGATCCAGTTCCGCTCCACTCGCTCCACTGCAAGATTGGGAGGGATTGGACACGGCACCTGCCGTGGCGGCGGGGCGCTCGGGACGCTTGCGCAGGCTGTCAATGAGCCGGTCAGAGCGAGCATTAATATCTTTGATCTGTTCATAAGATTCCTTTCTTAACTCGTCAGCCTGGGCCTGTAGCTGCTGCTCCTTCTCGCGTGCAGCTGCCTGCGCCTTCGCATACTCTTCTGCCAGCTTGGCCTTCTCCTGATCCCACTGCGCCTGTACCTCGGCCTTACCTGCTGCCGAGCCTTTGACGTAGCCACCAGCGCCAGCCACTGCGACAGCGACAACGGCAGCGGCAATGAGATAAGGATTCATTTCGGTGGAACCTTGGTGCCTTCCAGTTTCTTATGCACCTTCACATCGCGGCACACTTCCTTCTTAGTCTTCGGATCTTCCCGGCAGACCTTCTTCATTTCGCCACCAGCGTGGACGTTGAATGCTAACAGCAGGCTAGCGGCTACGGTTGCGGCCATGCGGATCAGTAAAAAATAGTTCATGGTTTCCCCTACAGTTCAGGTTGTGGTGCTGCTGGTGGTGCTGCTTTACCGTTGAAGCCTGCCGCCACGGGTGGTGGTGGGCTAGTCTCTAGCATGGGCTCGACGCGCTGATGCACTGGTGACGGAGCCTTGGGTGCTGGTGGCTGCGGGTCAGTCCAATCGCTGGCCTTGCTAACACCAGGCGGTGGGTCGATCAGCTTGGCCACGCCATCTTTTCCTTTGATGGCCAGCAGGGTTGCCAGCGCACCGAGGATGTACTTCGACATGTCCGACAGCAACATAAAGAATTGCTTGTCAGCTGGTGCGATGGAGTTCATCGGCTGGGTGACGAACACCACCGAGTACATGGCCAAGCTCGACATCATCAACAGCACAGCACAGAAGGTTGTGCCAATGACTAGTTTGATGATCGAATCAATTTGATCTGGAGTCCATTTCATTTTTGTTCCTCCGGCTTAAAGTCAGCAGCTGGCACCAGCTGGTCGGGGCAAGTGCCGGTCACCGCGCAGGTCGGTCGCTGGCACTCAGGCTTGTTCCAGTTCTTGTTGTCCTGACATGGATAACGAAAGCGATCCTCACACCCAGCCAGCAGCAGCAAGATCAGCAGGTATCTCATTTCACCCCCAGGACATGCAGCGCGTGTTTGTAATGCTTGATCCGGTCTTGCAATCCTATCGTGCCGCCGTTGATCCGCTTCGTCATACCGAGGATGTCATCAGCGTCGGCGAATTTGTTTAGACCATTGGTCTCCCAAAACCAGCAAGCAGACTGTGCAGCGCCCTCGAAGGTGGCAAGATACTCAGGCACATCATTGATGTCCATCTCGACCGAGTCAGCAAATGCCTGGTAGTTTGAGCGACCGGTCAGCTGGATCAATCCGCGACCGATCCATTTTGCGGGATCAGATGACTGCTCATCGCCGTTACCCATGCGGCCAGCGTAGATCCGATTAGCGATTGCCGCCTGCTTGTTCGGCCTGCTCGCGTAGTCCTTGGCCATCTCATCGGTGGGAAAGTATTTAGGGAATAACCTGCGCAGGGTTTCCCACTTGTAGTTGAGATTCTCTTTCAGCGCTGTGAAGTTGCCAGACTCATGTGCGCATTGAGCAATGAAGGATGCAATGCGCTGGGGCGTATTGATGTCATAGTCCGGCAGCAGCTGCTCCAGTGCGTTGTGCCAATAGGACACATACTTATTCCCTGGGATCAGTTGCCTCAGTTGGCTCTCTGTAAGCATTGCCTTGCCTCCGCTCTTCCAGTATTTCACGCCTTAATTGTTTCATCTTCTTGACTTCATGCACCGCAGCCTGGGTCGCAAAGTACATGTCGTAGTACATGAAGGCCAGGATCGGCATGACGATAAAGAACATCAGCACCACAGCCATGACCGTAGCAATCAGTGACCAAGGTACATCCTCATTGTCGCGCTTCTGATTACCAGCCACATTAGACCCACTGCCCACAGTATTACGAACACGACTGCTCCAATCCATACCAGACGGCTTTTGAGCCGATTTACCGCCTGCCTTCGTTGCCATCTAGCCGCCTGTAGTTTTCTTGTCTCTGCTGCTAACGCATCGGCCTGCTCGTTTTGTATATCAGTCCAAGCCTTCTCGAACCTTGACCATACAGAGCCCAGCTCTGATGGCGTGTTGTAGACCATTTGCTCTCGCACCTGCGCCAGCATCTCATCCAGCTTAGACTCTAGCCTGATACGCTCCAGAGCCCTGCGACCTAGCGACAGATCACCCTTGTAAACCTCCTTCGCTGCTGCCTCGCTCTGTACATAGATCTTTGCGAGCGCCTCGTACTGGTCAATGAAGTTGCCAAGGTTAGACCAGATGTCATTCAGCACATCATCCGGCGTGGCCTTCGCCACTTCCTGCACCCGCTTGACCTCTTCTTGAAACTGCTTCGTCTGCTCCTTACTCGGGCTGGCTATTCTGTTGTACTGCTCCCGCAGGTCTTTCAGTACATCGCTGACATCCCCGCTGGTTGACTTTATTTGCTTGTAGAGCTCGACACCCTTCTTGGCAAGATCGATTGCTGTGGTACAGGCCTTGTAGGCCGCAGCAATTGTGATCGGGTCAAGCACAACATCAGAACAGG